TCAATTGTCTTTGGACGGCGGGTTCCTAGCATTTGCTTCCAGCAACTCACGGATCCGGGCTGCACGCGGAATCTTCGGCGGTGGCGGTTTCGCACCAGTGCGCACCCACTCCTCCAACTCCTCAAGCGGCTGCACCATCGACTCCAAAGCTTCGAAAAGCGAACTTCGCCGCCGGCGCTCCAACTCCAAGCGCTTCTCCATGTCGCGCTTCCACGTCTCCTGTTCCCTCTGCCAGGTCTGCAGATGATCAATCCGATCAGCCTGCCCCTGAATCAGCGCGCGCAAATTCTCGCCCTCGACTTCTTCTTTGCGACCACGCAGCAGCAAAATCGCGCTGATCACAGACACGACCCCACCGATCAGCGCGGCAAGAACAGTTTGGTCAGTCATCCAACCACGCCCTTTTCTGGAGGCCTATCCCTTCCGAGAAGCACTGCTCGTGACAGCAACAGAACCGCAAAGGTAGCGTAGGTCGTCGCAGACAGCCACGACCTACTCGATTCGTCTACCAAAAAGACGGTTGCCCACCACGCGAACACCCCGGATAGCAACGCCCCGCCAACCGACCGGGCCACGCGAATCATCTTTCGGTTGCCCAAAGGAAAAGCTCCGACCGTCAAAAGCACAGCCGGCACTCCCCACAGCAATTCAATCCCCCAATCAGTTGGAAGTATCTGCGCTGTCAGGGCCAGCTGCTTCGGGGTAAATCCCCAATAGGCAATCACCCTGCTCCAGGCGAACACTGCCCAAAACGCAGAGATTTTCCTCGGGGTCGGCTCAACTACATTTGCTAAGCACCGCCCGAAATCTGACGTCTGGCATCTACCGGTCATAGGCCTGGCCGTTCATCAAATCTCGCATGCGTTTCAACGCATCATTTTCTGCAACCCCTTCAACTGGGGCCAGGTCTCGGACCGCATCGCGGTAACCTTCCTGCCGAGCGTCTTCCACGTCCTGGGTCGTCGCCGGGTCATCAGAGCCGCGCTTTGTCTTCACAGAGGAGACCCCCATGCCGAAAGCACTAAGAATCGGCACCAACACCACGAGAAGCTTCTCAATGACGTCAGTGAGTGTCTCTGCCTGCTCCGAGGTGAGCACCCCGTACGCCGCCAGCACAGTCAAAAGAGCAGAAAGCACCGCATAAATGATGCGACGCCACTTCGTTGCCTGGTCCATTTGTGTCACCGTCCAATCTCTCGGGCGACAGCTTCCGCCGCCACCTGGTGTGGGTCGAAACCCATTTTTGCGATCAGGAAGTCAAGCTTTGCCTCAATGCGGAAATTCCGTGCGTCATTCCACGCGATGAATTCCGACACCTTTGGCCGCTTCCCTGGGTCAATCTGTGACTGAATCCGTGTGTCCATGCCTAACGCGAGTCCTTTCTTTGGTGAAGCCCCTGATGGAGCCTTCGTCTTTGGGTGAAAAATCTTTGCCAGCTCTGAACGAGCGCCCTTGAAAGCGTTGACGTCGACGGCTTGGCCTGCGACCAGACCATTCGACCCGAACTGCAGCAAGTCGGGCTTGCGGTCGCCTAACGGGTAGCTCCAGCCGCGGTGGTTCGCCCCGCCATCCGCCTCATAGATGTTGCGGGGTTGACCTGTGGCGTTGCGACCATAATTCGAGCACCACAAGTGACCAAGCCCGCTCATGGAAGGCTCACCGCCACGCATGTGCTCCCAATACCACGCCCCCGAATAGATTCCCGGGACGTGGTAGCCGCGGCGCTCCAACTCACGCTTCGCCGACCACACGTCACCGCCAGACAATAGCTTCGCGCCAGAGCGTGACACAGACTCCACGTCAATCCACACGCCCAGGTCTCGACGCCCGCCCATTTGCCGGTCAATGACATCGACCTGCTGGCTAATCGTCGTGCCCTCGCTAGGTGCGCGAAGATACCAATAGGTGGCGACCAGCAGACCATTGTGCTCTGCATCCGCGAGATGTGACTTGAAAAGCGAATCCACATGCGTGCCGTCACACAGCCGCAGAATCACAAACTCCATCCCCTCGGCCTTAGCCTTCGACAATGGAAAATTACGTTGGTGCTCGGAAATGTCGATGCCGAAGATTGTTCCTGCCAATGGTGTCTCCTTCTCTGCAGGCTGGGCATTCCCGCCCGGTGACGGTTTGCCCTGCAGCCACACAGCCGGGTCCTGGTGACTCCCACCAAGACGGCCGGGGCTTCCCCACACCTCAAAATGCAGATGCGGACCTGTTGATTGGCCCTCATTTCCGACGACACCAATCTGCTGACCGGCGCGCACTCGGTCACCTGCTTTTACGAGGATGCCTTCGTGGTCGACGTGGCCGTAGATGAAGTCTTTCCCGCAGCTTGCTTGGCAGTCGATCCAGATCCAGGAGCCGAACCCTGCGACGCTGCCTTTTTGGCGATCGTTGCCCTGGACTACGACGCCGTCGGCGACCGCATAAAGTGGTGTGCCGATTGGTGCGGCGAAGTCGATTCCGGCATGCATCGTTCCCCAGCGTTGGCCGTAGCCGGATGAGACGCGGTAGGTGCCGCTTTTCATTGGGTGGAATGTTTTGGTCATGTGCGTTTCTCCTTTCTGTGGGTTGGGCATAAAAAATGCACCCGACGTGGGTGCTTACGTCTTTTTGCTGGTCAAGCAGCTATCCAGCTGCTGGCTCGGTTCGCTTCCACATCATGTGGGCGTTCAGAGGAGTCCAGCCCGGCGCGGAAAAGTGGTCTTGCTGCGCCTGGTAGGTGTTTCCGTTATAGGTGACGGTGTCGCCAGCTTTGTAGCTTCGGTTGTCGGTGTATTCGGGTGGCTGTGGTGTTGATGCTTCGGCTGTTGGTTCTTCGTCTGCTGGTGGCTCTTCGTCAGCAGTTGGATGCTCTTGGGCTTGGTCGTCTGGTGTCTGTGTTTCCTCTGTCGGGTCTGGTTCAGGTTTTGGTGTGATGTCCCGCCAAACCCGGTTGTCGATTCCGGTGGCTCCTGGCTCCCAGTGGTTGAGGTGTGGATGTGTGGACTGCCAGACACGGCCATCGTGAGACACGATGTCGCCGTGGCGGTACATAGCCGAGTGGTCGGTGCCTGGGTTTGCCCAGGCTGGGATGTCATCGAGGTTCTCTGGAAGGTGGTCTGGATCGGACAGTGCGTCGGGCAGTGGGAGCTTTCCGGCGTCTTGGAGTTCTTTGACGACGTTGGCTTGGGCTTGTTCCACGTGTGGCAGTGCGCGGCGACGATCTTGTTCTGCCAAGACCGCGCGCAAGTGAGCATCGAATTGTGTTTTGGTGAGTGTTTGCAGGTTGATGTTCATAGCATGTCCTTTTACCTATGGTTCGGTTTTCCAAGTCAAGATCGGGATGATGGCGCCGCCTTGTGGATTGCTGTATGTATAGCTGTATGAGAAGGACCCGGTGTCGTAGTCGGTATCCGTCCATTCCTGACACCAGCCGCCTCTTCCGATGTTGTTGACGGTGATGTTGATGTTTTCGGGGAACGCGCGGGTGAATGTGAGGTTAGACCTTGAGCCTGTTCCGTTTGGTTGCAGTGCACCTGCGCCTCCCGCAAGGGTCAACTGCTTGAGAACAGTTGCTGTGCCGTTGGTTCCAACACGTCTTTTTGAGGTTCCGTTTGCCCCTGCCTGACCAATGGTGACTGGATATGAGCCTGCGCCGATGGTCATGGCGTCTGATAGGCCTGGTTCGCCGTGAGAGTCGGTGTCGTAGTAGCTGCCTCCACCGCCTCCGATTGCGATCGCAATGGCTTGGGTCTGGTCTGGTACGACTAAGAGCCCAGGTTCTCGAATTGGTGTTTGAAGCATCACCCCCAGCTGCATCGCGGATTTGACAAATCCAATCTCTTTTTTCGTTGTCGGTGTGGGAAAGTCTGTGAGGTCGTTGCCGTCGGCCTTCGCCGTGACGTCACTTTGCGTTTCACCCAGCCGAACGATGCAGTGCCCAGTCGTGGAAACTGTGCCTTCTCTGACGATATTCTCGGAGAGTGTGACGGCTCCGCCATTGGTCTTTGTGTCCACTGCGGTGCCATTAATCCATAATCGACTGCGAAAGCCGTACCAATCCTTTCCTGTGGAGAAGTTCACGTAGACACGGTTGGTTGTGAAGTCGCTCGGCACAGTGCCTTGCAGCTTCATCGACGCTTTGCCTGACCTATCCGTGTCCACTTCCACTCGAATGGTGTCCGCGTCACGGGAAAAGTGGATTCCCCTCCAATGGGCCTGGTCGCCCGGCGCGAGGTCAAGCCCAATGTGGTTGGTTTTGGTGTTGGTGGTGAATTTCGTTGATGAAGGAAGCTCGTTGCTGGAGAACAGTCTCTCGGTGACCTGGTTTGCCCAGGGGAGCATGTATGCCCACATATCGGCGACGAATTGAATGCCGCTGGTGAAGACTAAGTCGCTGCCGTGATATAGCTTTGTGACTTCCCGATCGCCGATGAATAGCCGGTTGACTCGGGAAGAACCAATGTTAAGCATCGTCGACCACCGCATACCAGGTGTAGGGGGCAGGGTCGTCCGGAAGTTCAGAGACGACGTGAATCTGCCAGGTTTGCTTTTCCACCGACTCAACACGGGCGACGGCACCATCGACCTTCTCGTCCATTTCCTCTAGTCGCTGAGTCATTCCTGCAATGACGCTGCTGTCAGCCTTCCGGGTTAAGTCCTGGGACACATCGTGGATCGTGTTCTCCATTTGTGACACTGCCTGGGCAATTGCGTTTTCAACGTCGGTGATGGTTTTTGGTTGGCCATCTGACAGCCACCGGTTTTTCGCGTCGGCAGCGATTTTGCGGACCTCTTCGACTTCTTCAGGATGCACACCGTCGGCAGTGGCCTTCTCGGCGGCGTCCTCTGCTCGGCGTGCGGCCTTCTCCACGTCAGCTGCCATGGTTGTTATGTCAGCAAGGGTTTTCGTCGTCTGCTTTGACAACGTCGTCAGTGACTGGATTTGGTCCTGAGCTTGCACCACCGCGATGGTGACCTCGCGCGCTGTCGCGGAGGTCGCTTCCTGAGCTTCATGGGCGTTGGTTGCTGACTTGTCAGCATTGTCGGCTGCGGCGACGGTCTCTTCTTTCAGCCGACTGACAGTGTTGGCGGTGTCCATCACTGTCTCCTGTGCCCGGTGGACCTGCTGATTGAGCTCGGTTATTTGGTTTCTTGCGGTTTGCGCGTCCTGGGCTGACTTTTCAGCTGCTCGCATGTGCTCGGCGGTTTTGCTGACCCACTGGCCAATCTGTTCCTGCAGAGCGCCCAGTTCTTCTGCGGTTTTGCCGTCCACTGCGGCGCCCGCTGCGGCAGCGGCCTCCAAGTCGATGTCGGTGTCGCCGACCAGCAACGGAATTGCTTCCAGAGTGGTGGGACGCCCAAATCCGACATGCTGCAGTGCCATCACAGCGGGCCCCGGCAGCAGTTCAAACTCGACATGCCCGTTTTCCACTGGGATGGCCTCTGTCTGTGCGGTGACAATTCCGCCACTGTATCCCCTTGTTTTAGCCGCACGCACTCCGACAGAGACCACGCTGTCTGGCCTGTCGGTCACGGTACGCAACAGTCCTGAAACTTTTGGCATGACTGCCTCCTTTCTATCCTTCGCCCTCCGGCTCCGGTTCCGGATCAATTTCAATGTCCCCGATTTCAAAGCTCCCGCCGCGGTGGACCTGGTACCAGAGGGTGGCCCCGACCACAGTCCCGGACGGCACAACGAACGTATGGGAATAGTCCTCCGTGAACTCGATCTGATAGGCGACCACGCTGCCTCCGCTGTAGCGGACATTGAGCAACCCTGTGCCTTGCCAGCTCGACCTCGCCTGAATCTTGAGCCGTCGGCGCCAGCTCGGCATATCAAGCCGCACATAATCATCCGCGGCCCACTTGTCCTGCTTCGCCGAAATCATGCGAACAGACTCCCGACCAATGACCTGCTGAATGTCATTCAAAGCCGCGATGTAGCGGCGATTGAGCTCAATCTGACGTGACTGCATCTGGTCCAACTCATCTTTGGCTGCGCGCCACTGCTCCAGTGACTGCTCCGCTTTGCGGTCAGCCTCCAAAGCGCGGGTGTCCGCCACTTGCGCATCAAGTGCCGCGCCAGCTGCAGCCTCCACAGCACCATCGGCCACCGTCTTTGCTTCACGCGCCCTGGACTCGACCCGCTCCACATCCCGCAGACGCTGCCGACGCTCAGCCCACACAGACCGCTCCAACTCCGCGTTCGCCCGACGCCGCCCCGCATCATCACTGACCAGCTGCCCACCGACAGTCACAGACCAGTCAATCACCGCCCCAGCCTGCGTCACCGCCTCAATCGCCGTGACCGGCAACGGCAAAACCCGATCCCAGACCACAACGTCGACCATCTTGCCGACCCAGAAGTCTTTGCCGGGGACAGCACCACGCAGCCCAGCGCGGGTGATGTCCCGCTCAATGACTGCCTCCTCCGCCGTCTGCTCCAACGCCGCATCCAGAATCGCTTCCGCATTGCTGTGGCCGGTGTGTGGCACTTGGTCACCATGCTCATCGAATTCTGCGGCAGTGATCGTGATGTCAGCACGGACAAAACGGCGCCCCATCCGACCAGCATCACCAGCAAGCCGTGACACAAAGCCATGCTCACGGTCATCTGCCAGTGTGGGGCGCTGGTCCTCTGGCACAGAATCAGGCCAATCGACTTTCCACTCACCGAATGCAATCGCCGCGAGCCGTCGCACAATCGTCAGCTCACCAGCAGTCGCATAGAGCCTGGTCATTTCGTCACCTCCACCGTCACCAACTGGATGGGAAAGTCTGCGCTGGCCTCAACGAAGATGTCCGGGTCGCGGAAAACCCGGAAGCGAAAGTCGCCGTCGCCTGGCCACCACAAGTCCACGTGAATCGTCAGACCCGCTGCATGTGCAGGCGCGGCGATGGTCTCCCACACCGTGTCATCGCTCGTCCGGATGAGCAGCTCATCCGACTCGTCCACCTCATCGGGCCAATGCACCACCATGTGTGGCCGCTCCCGCCACCCCATCAGATCATTGACCGCATCAAGAGAATCCTGAATCAGCGTGCGCACCACCGTCACCGCGGGGCCACGGACGGTGTAGCCGTCCACGGCGGTGCCGAACTCCACCCGAGCCAATTCCCGGCTCGTGGCATATTTTTGCCCCGACGCATCCGTATCCCACTCGGTGAATTTCGCGCGGCCCCACTCCGCCGGAATGGACGGGCACGGCCACATCGTCAGACCCTCAATCAGATCCACCCCGTGAATCGTCAACTGTGACGGCCCCGATACGCCAGCAGCGACCGTGTGCGTAACCGTATAGGCCACACGCCGGTCTGGGCGCTGAACAACCAGCAAGCGAGCTTTCTCCCCCGCAAGAGTCAACTGACCATCCTCTAACGGCGCGGACAGCCCGTCACCAATGAGTTCAGCCACCAGCGGCGAAGAAGGCTCCACCGCGACAGTGGCCTCGACTGATGCTGTGTCCCCGCGAATCTCTGGGGCGGAGAGCGCCACCACTGGGGTGATGTCCGCAATCGGCCAGCCCTCTTCATCACACACGCCGACCCACTGGCCATGCGTGGCCACCACATGATCAATGTGCCTTTTGTAGTCCGGAAAGCGTTGTTCAGGGGTCACCATGGCGACAGCACCCCCACGTTCCAAATCACAGTTGCACCTTCTGGCACCAGAATTGTGGCCGACTGCCCCGGTGGAATCAGCTCACCAAAAGGAGCCACCGTTGCAGTGAGCTCTTCATCCACAGCGCCGCCCGGCCCGTGCACCATCGACGCGGTCTGAGAGTCCATCGAAATGAACCGCGGCTGCTCGGTCGGCGGCAACTGCAGGCGCGCGCCTGATTCCAGAACCATCGTCCCGCCGTCACCCTCCCACCGAATGGTCGGGGCGATGTCCACATCACCAAAATTCATGATGGTCACCTCCCCGTCACCCTCCTGCGGATGCAGCCACACGCCACCGTCAGCGACGACACTCACCGGGATGCGACTGCCCAGACGAATCTTCGACGACGGCCACGGCAACGCCGCCGCCAAACGTGCCGGCAGCACAAACAAGGAATCGTCGATAGTCAGCCGCAGGGCACTAGGCACCCGCGTTGACCACGCCGCAAAGAAACGGCCATAGGCGTCTGCATCCGCCAGCACAGCAGTGAACGAGCCCGCGAGCGGATGCACTGCCCTATCCTCCGGACGGAACACAGCCCCAGGAACCCCCGGGACTAGCTCCGCGGAATCCTCAAAGCTGCCCACCAGCCCCTCAAGCGTCTCGCCCTCAATGAAAGCGACCGCATAGCGACGGTGCGGGGAAATCAAATCAAAAGAATCCCCCGACGGAGAGACAAGCTCAAGCCTGACACTAGGCACCGGCAACCACCTTCTTTCCAGCCACCACATCCGACGCCGATGCCGATGGCTTCTCCAGCTTCTGAACACGAATGTCCAGCTCCGACTGCGCCTTGTTCATCTGGTCAATCAACCCCTGCACTTCCTCCGCGCTGTAGGAGGTCTTGTTTGCCGGCATGTTGATGTTCATTACTGCCGGAGTTTTCGCGGCCTGCCCCAGCGCCGTCGATGAATCAGACTGGAACGCAGCCAGTGCCGCCAGTGCTTCCCTGACACCTTCATCGTTTTCGCGCCAGTACTCAGCCCACGTTTTTTCCGAATCCTGCTTCGCTGTCAGTTGCGCCAACAGGGTCTCCAACGGGAACAGAGCCTGCGCCTGGTCCACCTCAGCTTGCTTGCGGTCCAAATCTTGCTTCGCCAGCTCATTGGCATGACGAGCATCAATCAGCGACTGCTCAAACCGGGCACGATCCAGCGCACGCGCCGCATCACCAAGAGAAGAGTTCTTGATCATGTCGGCGACCTTGTCACTGGCACCAAAGAACCCCATGAAGCCCGCAGACCGCTCAATTCGCTTGACCTCTGCCAGCTGATCCGGACTGAACTGCTTGAATTCATCCATCGCCGCCAGCTGCGCCAGCTCCTGGTCAATCTGCCGGATTCGCTTCGACGCCGCAGGCATCGACGTGAACCAGTTCACGGGGTTTATCCAGGTGCCGATGTGCGCGTTGTCCGCTTTCAGCTTCGCCTTTTCCGCCAGCAGGCTGGTGTACCTGCTTCCGATCGTCGCTTCGACCGAATTGAATCCGAACGCGGTCCCGCTCATCGCCGCGAGCTTTTCCGCAGCAATGCCCAGTGACGTAGTCGCCGACACCAGGTCATGGACAGCACGCTGATGCTGGAACGTCGCTTTGAGCACGTTGATCTGGGCTTGCTTCTCAGCAATCTGCCGACCAATCTGCGCCGCCTGCAGCTCCGCAAACAGCGCCCGCGACTCATCCGACCATTCCGCCATGTCATCCAAAGCAGAGTCAATGCCATTGCGCAGACTCCACCGCCACCGGTCCAACGTCAAAGACAAGTCCCGGTAGTTCGACATCGCGGCACGAGCATCCGCCTTCCGCTGCGCAGCAAACTTCTTCTCAATATCCGCAACAGTCTTCGCAGCCTCAAGCTGCGCCCTGACCCCATCAAACTGAGCCAGACGGATCCCACGGAGCGAATCCATCACCTGAAGTTTCGCGGCAGCAGCTTCCACACCGAGCACCGACACCTGATCACGAAGCGCATCAGTCATCGACACCAGCTCTGACACCGACTGCATCATCGACGCCATGGCCTGCGAGACCTGCGAGCGTGCCTGCATCACAGCGCCGACAATCTTGTCCGCCAGCCGCAGCCCCAGGTCAACAACCTCAATCGCCATCGCAATTTCAGCATGACCCGCGGCTGCTGCCACCTGCGCCACAGTTTGACGGGCATCAGCCAGGTCAGCTTCTGCCTTCAGCAGGTTTTCCGCCGCCTGCATCGCCGTGTCCGACTGCTTGACCCCCGCTTTCTCCTGCTCGGCAGCAATATCCTCACGAACCCGAGCAAGTTTAAGCTCAGCCTTCGCGACCTTATCCGCGTTGACCTCGCCCTTCTTGTTCGGCTTCTTCGCATCCTCGACAGCTTTCAATGCGTCATCAAGCTTGCGCTGCTGCTTGACAGTCAGCTCAGTGCTATCCGACATCGCCGCGGCATACTCAGCCCGCGCCTCCGCCAGATTCTTCTCGGCCTGCTTGAGCCCGTCCGCGGCATCGACCTGGGCGACGAAGCTGCGCTCCATCTCCTCATATGCACCGACACTGCCCTTGAACAGTCCAGTGAACTCACCGAAGCCCAGACGCTCGCCGTAGGCCAAAGCGTCCGAAGCCGTGAAGCTCTTGACTGCGGCGGCGATGTTGTTCGTCGCCTGCGCAGCCATGCGCTGCGCTGCAGCAGACATACCCAGCTTATTCGCCACATCTGCCAGCACCGGCGGCAGCTTGTCGAAGCTCTTGGTATTCGTCGGGTTCAGCACACGCTCCGGCTTCACGGTGTCTTTGAGCAGGAAACCCTTGCCCTGTGCGATGCCTCCCGAGTCGAAGGCTCCCTTACGCCAGCGCGCCAGCTGCTCACGCCAACGGCGCTTCTTCTGCACCTCCGAGAAAACCTGCGATGCCTCACCCCACTCAATCGACGGGGCTGAGGACACCGAGACGCCCGGCGCGGTGGAGTTTCCATCTGCATCTTGGCTGGTTGCTCCGCCGGTAGAGGCGTATGCGTACTTGTCCAGAAGTTGCTGAGCTGTTGCCATTTGAGTGGCGTAGCGCCCTGGGAACGCGCTTACCTGCACCTTCTGGGCTGCTGCACCTGGATCCATCGACCGATAGTCGAACGACTTGAGCTTGTTGAAGAACATGCCGGCGCTGTCATATGGGGTCATTCGTTGTTTGACGGTGCCCCATGCCCCATTGTCGCGCTGCTGAAAAAGGCCAACGCTGTCGTGGTCTGAGCCGACCGCGTCGTGGCGGTATTTGAGTGACTCGGGTACCGCCCGGTTGGCGTACATTTTCAGCGGGTTGCCGGATTCAACCAGTGCGGTGGCCACGCCGATTTTCGCGGCGAGTCCGTCCAGGGACATGTCTCGTGCCTTGCGGGCGATTTCGCCGACGAAGAATGGTGGGCCCCACGTGGCACCCTTTCCGCCGGTGTTATTGCCTCGGCCTGTTGATTCCTTCAACGGTGCTGCAATTGCCCAGTGGACGTGGTTGCGGTGCTGACTATTGGTTGGCTCGCCATAGTTCAGTGGCTTGGTGTTCTTCAGGTTCTGCCAGCCATTGAGCGGCCAGTGAATCAGTTCCAAGGTCTGGTCGGCGTAATTCTTGTAGATGTCGCGGGCCATCGCCTGCATCTCCGGCGTCGTGTCATAGCCGTTGGAGAAGTCCACAGCTTTCCCGGCGCCGTGGTGGTCCGGGGTGTTGCGGTAGGTCGAGGTGACTTGCAGGCTTGGGTGCTTGCGCTTGGCCCAGGCCGTCATTGACTCGACGATGCCGCCGTTGGCGAACGCTTGACCAACTGGGGCGAACGCACGGTGGCCGGCACCGCCGATGTGCTCTCCGTTCTTGCCGAGCAGAGTCAGGCCGAAGCGGCGGGCAATTTCACCCATGATTGCAACCGAGCGGGTCCGCTTGCCCGGTGCCAATGGAATGTAACCCTCGCCGCCGGTTTCCGGTTCTGCCCACACACGGAAAGGGGTCGAACCGGAGCCAGCGCGGGCAATCATTGCTTGGTGGTTTTCGCTCACGCCGCCGTTGGCGAAGAAGAAGCCGCCGTCAGCGAATGGAAGGAATCGTTCCAGAGAATCTGGCACCAGCGATTTGATGGCGTCAACAATCCAGCCGGTGGCGGACTTGATGCCGTCGGCCAGGCCGCGAATGATGTTGCGGCCGGCATCCTTTAGCCAGTTTGCGGCGCCGGAGAATGCGGACTTAATCTTCCCTGGCATTGACTGAATCTTTTTGATGAACTCGTCGAATTTCTTCTTCGAGCCATCGACGAACCCAGAGATGCCGCGCTTGATGACGTTGATTCCGGACTGGATGCCGCTCTTCAGACCGTCCCAGGCTTTAAGGACGTTGTCCTTAATGGCTGTCCAGGTGCGTACTGCCAGGTTCTTCACGAAGTCCCAGCCGAACTGGATGGCGTTCTGAATGACCGTCCAGATGGTGGTGATGGAGGTTTTCAATCCGTTCCATGCGCCAACGATGACTGCGACGATGCCGTTCCACACGGCCTGTGCCGCAGTCTTAATCCCGTTCCAAGCAGTGGTCAGAATCAGCGTCCAGCCCTGCACCGTTCGCGTGAAGAACGCGACCAGCCCATTCCACACTGCGGTGATGACCGACACGATGCCATTCCATGCGGCTTGCGCGGCAGACTTGATACCGCCCCAGAGGCCAGTGAAGAAGTCCACCAGGCCCTGCCACACAGTTGTTGCCGTTGCGACGACGCCATCCCAGATGGCGGTGACCGTGGACACGACCGCGTCCCATGCCTCCTGGGTTTTGGTCTTGATGCTTTCCCACAGCCCGGTGAAGAACTCGCCCAGGCCTTTCCAGATGGCCTTTGCGGTGCTGACGACCGATTCCCATGCACTCTTTAGCCAATTCATGAACTGGCCCCAGACACGCTTGCCGGTCTCGGTCTGCGTGAAAAAGTACACGAGCCCAGCTGTGATAAGTGCGAGGCCCGTGACGATCGCACCAACCGGATTCGCGGCAATTGCCGCGCCTAGAGCCTTCATGCCCTTGGCAGCAAGCCCCAGTCCCCTCGTCACACCAGAGACCAGAACCTTACCTAGGACTCGACCAGCGGTGGTCATAGCTTTAAAGCCCTTCGCCGCACCAGAGGTCAACACCTTGCCTAGTTTGCTTGCGACATCAGACACCTTCTTGCTGGCGTTTCTCATCCCGAGCAGACCATGGAACGTCTTCTGCGCCGCCCCGCCCATCTTGGCAATCAGTGGATTCGCGGACTTAGCGCCCGCTGCCATGCGCATAATCGCACCGCCGATACCACCACCGCCTTTGAGAGCACCACCGGCGAACTTCGCGGCGCCACCAAAAGTCTTCACAGCCTTCGCACCTGTCAGCAGCGGACCACTAATACGCTTCACTGCCATGAATCCCAAGATTCCGGTCAGCAGCTTCTGAGTCGGTTCCGGGTTCTCCGACGTGACCTTGGCGAGCTTATTCAACGCTGGCACCAGCACATTCGAAATGAGCGGAGCCGCCGCATTCATAACGTCAGCCAGCATCTGCCAAGTCGAAATGCTTAGAGACGCAGACGCCTTCGACAAGGACTTCACCAGCTCCGAAATAGACGGCCACGCTTCCTTCGCAGACTCGGCAATGCCCTTCAGCGCATCACCCATCTTCGACAGTGGGCCATCATCTGGCCCATCCGTGATGGTCTTCGCCAAAAAGTCAGCAAACTTCCCTGCCGCCTCACCCGCGGCGGGTGCAATCTTGGTTTCCAGAGTGGTGCCTAGTTTCTCCATCGCAGGAGTCAGTGCATTACCCAAACGCTCAGTTGCCGGTTCAATCGCCTTGCCCATGATGTCCACAGATTTGCCGACAGACCCAAAAAGTGCAGGCGACGCCTTGAACACCGGCGCGAGCAGCTTCTCACCGAACCGCCCGAGAGCGCTGTTCATGTTTGCGAAAGCGCCCTTAAACGTTTCACCGGTCTTCTGGGCAGCGCCACCCAGGTGCTTCTCCATCGCCTCCTGGAAGTCCTCAAGGGACACCTGGCCCTTGGACACTTGACTGCGCATCTCCTCAATGGACACTCCCAGGTGCTTCGCGATAGCTGCACCTGCACCAGTGGCACGGTCATCAAGCTGCGCCAGCGTCTCACCGGTCACTTTCCCGGCGCCGGCGACCTTCGCCATGATGGAAGAAATATCATCCATATTCGTGCCAGCCTGCGCTGCAATATCTGCTGTCAGCTTCATGCTTCGGTCAAGGTCAGCACCAATCTTGACGCCAACTGCCGTCAGCTTCGCTGCCGAGCCTGCGGCCTCATCAAGCCCGAAGGCAGTGCCAGTCACAGACTTCGAGACCGACTCCATGACAGACGTGAGCCGCGTACCCTCAATGCCCAGACCACGCATCTTCGCCTGCGCCTGGTCCAAGGCATCGAGACGCTTAAAGCCCTTCGCCATCGCCGATGCCAACACACCACCAGCGGCCACACCTGCACCCGCTGCACCAATCTTCAGCGTCTTGCTGACGGCACCAGACAGCTTCGACCCGATGGAGGTGCCCGACTTGGAAGCGTTACCTTCCGCGTCCCTCAAAGCCTTTTTGATGCCCGGCGCGATTTTGGAGGTTTCCGGGATAATGGAAATCCATGCGTTTGCGATTTGAGCCATGATGGGCCTCCTTTGGTTAGCGCGCTGCTCGGATGATGCGTCCTACTGTGGACGCGGATACTCCGTGCTTGGCAGCGAGTTGCTTGTAGGTGGTGGTGCCGGTGTTGTACTCGGCGATGATTAGCTCATTGCGGCTATATGGTTCGGCTGTTGGTTCTTGTTCTTGTGGGTTGGTGGTCCAGCCCAGCCATTCGTTGAGTTCGTCGATTGGGGTGGCTTCGCCTCGGAATACGCCGCCGGTTCCGTTTTCATCGAATGGGTCCCGGTCATCGACCGCTGGTGTTGATTCAGCCGTAGCGGAGCTGTCATCCGTGCCACTGTTGTCTTGCTTGTAGCCGTCAACGCCAGGGCGAGGGAGCGGCTTCGGCTTGTTTGATTTGTCACCACCGAGCTGCCAGGAGATGCCGGCCAGGGCATCGAAAATGGTGGCCTGCAGCTGCTCCTGTAATCCCCAGGTGTGAGTGTCTGGGTCGAGGTGGCGCACGGTAGCGGAGTGCGCCGGTGATTGGTTCACGATGGTGAGCAGATCCATGAAGGTGAAGTCGTGAACACCATCGCCGACCCAGCGCAGGCGAAACCCGAGCACGAGCAGGTCGTACTCGAGGGCTTGCCTGAACTTGTGGTCTTCATCGAGCGCCTCTAGGAGGCTGCTGATTCCCCCAGCTTAGATTCCTCCATCCACCCTTCCATGAACTTCATGTAATCACGACCGGACAACTCATCAATCTGGTCGAGAGTCTTTTCATCGAGGTTTGCGTACTCAAAGAGAACATCGTCATCGGCGTCAGTTGGGCTGCCAGCTTCCTTCATGAGCTGCTTAATCTTCTTGATGTGCTTGCGCTTGATTGCATCAAGGTAAAATGGGACGACGATTTCGACGCCGTCAGCGGTGGTGAAGTGGAACTTTTCGAGTGCCATGGTTGGGAGACCTTTCAAGTCGGTGTGAGTGAAGAGTGTGGGGAGACATTGGTTGAGTGGCCCTGGGGTGTCTCCCGAACCCCAGGGCCATCAGCGGTCAGCTGTTAGGAGTCGTCGCTGCTTGGGGCAGTAGATGCCTCCTCGCGGTCGATGTACTGGTAGCACTTGTTGCCTTCGTCATCGGTGTAGCACTCGATTTCGAGTTCGTACTTGATGACGTCGTTGCGGACGTACTTGACGTCGCCGACGTTGGTGACCTGGCCGTCTGGTGCGAATACTCGAATCTTCGACTTCGGGCCGCCCTTGATGTCGAACTGCCATGAGTAGTGCGGCAGGTCATCGGCGTTGTCGGCGACCTTAATCTTCTTTCCGTCAGCGTCGATGGTGACGTTGTCGGTGCCGAAGATGGCCTTCAGCAGTGCCGCGTTTGCGGCTTCCATGACGGTCAGCTTGAGCATGACCGAGTGGTCAGAGGTCAGGACGATGATGGTGTCGCCGTTGTGGTCCTTAATCTTCTCGGTCGAGCGGTCCACGGTCTTAGTGATGCCATCCTCGGACACGTAACCAACTGCTGCCTGATTCAGGTCAGTCACTTCAGTGGTTGCGTCCTTCGGCACCTGCGCGCCCTTGGCGACGTCACCAATCTGGGCACCACCAGATGCCTTCACATCAGGTGCACCAACAAGAACATTGGAACGATTGCGCATATCAGCCATGATGTTTTGCCTCCTTTAGGCATAAGAAAAGGCCCTAGCCCGGTTAGCTAGTGGCCATGTAAATGAGTGCGGTGATTTGCCACCGCTGTATCTCGGGTAAGTCCGGGTCTTGGAAGTCCACCGGACCGTCAATCTCCTCCGAGCCAAATGCCCGGTCGTGACACATGTCGAAGTCTTCCAACTGCCTGCGCAGCTGGTCGGACAGCTCCAACACTTCTTCAAGGTCTTGCCCGTAGACCTGCACCATCACCCGGCACCGCTGGTGCACAGGCGACAGCACCCTCGGCGCTGCCTGGTCCACACGCACGAACAAAGGCGGTCGTTCCATCGGCACCTTCGACACAACCGGAACATCCGTCACCAGACGGCACGCATGCTGAACCAGCTCATTCGGAGTCATCACGACCCCAACGCCTTAAACAGCGCATTGTGCTTACGGCTATGCCGACGAGCCTTAATGCTGTCCGTGTACACAATCCCACGGAAACGCGTTTTGCCTTGGGCAACAGACCAGCCATAGCCATCAGGCAGGTTGTTCCTCACTCGGCGAGTTTCCTGGGTTACTAGGTCTTGCACCCACCCGGCACGTCGAATCTCCTCGAAGCCTTTCAGGCGCCACTTCTTGATTCGGATGAGCTTCACATCAGGCACCATCCATCTCAAACGAAGCCCACACGCCTGCTGCATACCCAGCGGACACGGTCATGCCGGAAGTATCAGCAAGAATCAGCAGAGCTCCGGTATCAGTGACTTCACATGCTGGGCAGTCATGCTCGATAGGGTCATCTTGCAGTGCAGTGACGACTCGAATCATTGTTTATCCCTTCACCAGTTTCAGTTGTATCGACTCCAAACCCGGTTCAAGCCAGCCGACCGGGCCATTGTCAAAGTTCCCGATATGTGTGACCTCAAACCTGTCGCTGTCGATAATCACCTGGTCAGTTAGTTCAATCGCGCCGCTAGGAGCTAGCAACGTCACATCCCAAATGACACGACCTGCGTGCTCTGCGGTGACTTGCTCCTCTATCGTCGGCGATGCCCAGCCAAACACCTTCTGTTCAACCGGGGCGGCGAAAGAGACCGTGGCATCATTAAATCGGCTCTTGCCTGTGCTGCTGCGCCTGGCAACCAGCACTGTCCTCGTCAGCGGAAACTTTGACATCATCGCAATGGCCCCCGTCCCGCGTTCACCACTGAACCGCACGTGCACCGCTGCTCCGGAGCGCCAAAACACGTTGAGCATTCGGGCGCATGCCGCATCACATCAACCACGGGGACCGTATCAACAGCGAAGGCACCCGAATTTTGCTTGCAGAGTTTCTGCAGCTCCATGACCTCAGACGGGAAGAACAGCGACCTACGCGCCTGGCGTGTGTCGTAACTCAACGTCTGCGAAAACGGCCCAGCTGTTGCCTGTTCCGAGGACAATGCCCCCGAGCCAGACTCAGCCCACCGCAGAATCGCACCACGGATAATGGCCGCAGCCGCATTCTGGAATGCGAAATCATCGTCCATGATGCACGGGGCGACCTTCGAAGCCAGCGCCATGCCGTCACGGATCAGGACCTTCACCATGTCTCGGTCAAGGTCCTTGTTGAACAGGAGGATTTCGTCAATATCGATTTCAAATGACATGACAGCCTCCTTAGCTATTCGTCAGCGACGGGCTCCTGGTCGGACGGTACCGATTCAGGCGATGTCTTCTTCACGGCTGCAGGTTTCTTACGACCAGCGGCCTTCACTTCCTGCCAACCACCAGAAGCGACCAGCGAAGCACCAGAGTCATCAGGAACAGTGACCACGGTGCCTGTCGCCTTGTTCTTAAGGTGCTTCATCGGTGCTCAATTCATAGGCAACGAACGCATTCTTATCCAGGATTGCCCAACCGAAGATGACCTCTGTCAGGAATGCCACAGCGTTACGGCGTTGCAGGTCACCGTTGCCGAATGGGTCGCCGTACTCAATCTTCTTCAAGGAGATGTCCAGCGCGCGACCGAATCGCAGTGAATTCCAGTCGCCGCCGAAAGCACGCACCTTCGTGTCCGCAGACGCATCCATCTGACCGGAAACCGACCGAGAGACAGCCACCGGCATGCCCGCATAAGACGTGACAGAACCACCCATCGGAATTTCTGGGTTCAGTCGGCGCCCTTCCTTATCGCGAGCATTCGCAATCAGACCCACGTGACGAGGGTCCATCGCGAAGCCCGTGAAATCGTGCGGTTTATCCGCATCGACAAGGATGTTGTAGCCATCCCACAGTTCAGCGTCCGCCTTTTCCGGCAGCCCAGACAGCTTCACTCGCTTTTCGGTCTGGTTAATGAACTCTGGGCTACCAGATAGGTTCTTTCCGTCCGATGCCTGCCGACCGTGGAAAATCGCCAGGTCAATCTGGCGGGCCAGAGCGTCCGACAGTTCACCGGACATCAAATCCAGCACATTCGCCGGATTCGAGTGCAGAGTCTCCATTGTGAACTCCAGGCCCACAACCGCCTTAATCGGCTTGATGGACTTCGCACCCACTTCGAGCTGAGAATCAGCCTTATCCTGGCCTTCACCGACAATGGATGCCGATGGGCGCTTCGTCAGCACCGGAATAATGTTCTCACCCAGGATTACAGGGTGAGACTTCGCCAAGGAAGGCACAACAGACTGGGCAGTTGCAGCCTTCCAGATTTCATTCGAGACACTTCGGGGCAGAAGACCAGAGCCGCCTTCACCCTTCAGAATCGATTCATTTGTCAGAGTCGCCATGTCAGACGTCTCCTTTCTCCACCCGCTCACCGGGTGGCTAGATTGTTACCTACAGGCCAAGGATTTGCCTTGCCCGCGCATCGGGGTCGACGCCACCTGATTCACGGCCCACAGCCTTAACCACTGGAAGACGTGGCTTGCTCTTTTCCTCCAGCTTTTTGCCCACAAACGCCGCCAACGCTGACGCCATTGACTCCATAGCTTCCGCATCCGCACCGGTAACGAGTTCCGCTGGCAAACCGTGCTTCGCCGCAATCTGCAGACGCTCAGCTTCAAGTTCACCGGCCTGCTTTTCTGCCTCCAGGGCAGCAATACGCTCCTGCGCCTTCTGCAGCTCAGATTTGCCGGCTTCTTCCAACTCCCGTGCCTTGTCCGCAAGCGGGCGCAGTTCATTACGCTCCACCCGGTACTTGGCCGCTTGTCGACGAGACTTCGCCAGCGCAGCAAGAAGGTCCTCCCGAGTCATCTCCGGTTTATCTCCCGCAGCGTCTCCAGCTACCTGCTCGTCCTTGTGCTCGTCCTGGTGGTCATCATCCTGGTTCTGTTCGTCGTGTGTTGGAACTTCTTGTGTGCTGTCTTCTGTGGGCATGGTGTTTTCTCCTCCTGGGAAACTGTCTTGTGACATGGCAAAACCCCACGTCCGCGACGAGCAGAACTGTGGGGTTTCGCAGCAGCCGAACCGGGAATCGAACCCGATACTTACCCAACCAGGCGGCTCAAAATTGGAATAAAAATACCTCCTTCCGGCAATTTTGGGGAAGGAGGCAGACTAACTAAGACGCGTAACTATACAGCATACGGGTCGTACTGAATTGGAGGATTGTTTCCACGTGCTCGATATAAGTAGGAACGGTCAAAATCAATCAAAGCTGACTCAGCGTCGTCCCAGTCCAACCGGAGCTCCCAGTCTGTGTGTTCGCATAGCTGACCAAAAAGCTTGGCAAAACGCTCAAGTGGTTCTCCATCCAGAGCGTCAGTAGCGACTGATGCGATGACTTCATCTTGAGGAGTCAGGAAAACTGATGGTCGCCTGAATTCTCCGAATGGTAGCTTGAGCCCTGGCAGAAGCGAATTAACCACAGCTTTGACTTCCTCAAAACTCTCTGGGCCTGCCACAATGTCGATTGTCGGATAAATACTCATCCAGCCCCTCCCTCCCATAGGAAAGTAAAATCACGACCTATGATTACTATCCGCTCAAGCCTATCACCGTAATCGCGGACTGCATTCTTCCCGGACCGCAATACTTCATTCCGCTGAAGCTCCGAATCACGAACGTCGAAAATCAGCATTGCCGATTGTTCCGCCCCTTTTTTAGCATTCTTTTGAATCCCTTTAGCTGCACGTATCGTCTTAATATCGGCAGTTAAGCCCTCAACCGCGATGTCCGGTGTCTTACTGAAATCTTCCGGCAGCGAAGGAACGGCTTCACTAGCTAAGCCTACTCTTCGAACTTCCGATGCCCCATTGCCTTTAATCCAATCAATCACGCGTTCTTCAGAGTCGTAAATTCTTTGCTCCTGTTTTGTCCGCACGGTTGAAGCCAATGTGGACGGAGTCCCAAACAAGTGGTGCTTGTCCAATTCTTCGACACTTTTCACCCCAGGATGCAGACCGCGATTGTTCTTGGGCACATCACTGAACCTCACAGCATCGCGAGGAACCCAATCAGGCGTCTTGTTCTTGTACCTGATCAACGACTCCTGGAATTGACGGTCCGTTGGAGTCGCTCCCAGCTTCTTCCCCGTCGAATCCCACAATTGCTTCAGCTCACGATTAATCCGCGGCAAGGACGCATCATCCTTCACCTCAATCGCCACACATCGGCAATTATCGTGATACCGATTTGCTGACTCCACAGCTTCACGTGAATACGCAGCCCCACGGGACGCCAACATCAAGCAAAAGCTACACGCGCCAGGTTCCGGCACGCGCGCATAGCCCGTCCCTGCAGCAATAATCGCATTCGCATGCGTATCGTGTGCCGGCTGCGCAACCAAACGGTTAAGCACGCCCGAAAGCTTTCCTTGCGCTTCACCTAAATCTTCTGGGTCAAAATCCTCACGGTACTTCGCAGTCGCCCAGTTAAACCCAGCAGCCGCCTTCTCATAAGCCACTGGTTCAGCAATTGCCGGAAACTCCAATTGCGACAGAGACTCATCCAAAGAGCGCTTTAGAAACAGGTTCTCTGCAGCCATTAACGCTGCTTGTTCTCCGTATGCGCTCTGAATTGCGTGAAATGCCTCACGGAGCGTGTCCATTCGCACTGGAGGAGATAACCGGCTGGTGTTAGCCCACCAGTCCGCCAAATCCTGCTGCGCCAGCATCCGAAGGTGGTCCAACGTCAGTGCATACCCCGGAAAGTCATCACTCATGGCCAACCTCCCTACAACCCACTGGAATCATGCCCACGAACAAATGCATCCAACCCTGCATCAGCTTCAACTGCAGCTCCCGCGCCAGCCGCCTCACGGTCGGACTCGCTGACCATCCTGGAAGCCCCAGAAAGCATCGCCGCACGCTCACTTAGGCGACGCGCAATGGATTCACGCTCCAACAGACGCTGCTCCTCCGGAGTGAAACCAACACGATCCCAAATCACACGAGAATTGCCCGGCGCGACTCCGGCTTGGACAGCTTTGACCATGGCGTCCATGGTTGCGCCGACGGTTGGTGTTGCTGGGTTTCCCCATCGGGTTGTGGATGCTTCTGCTTCTGCGACTGTGGTGTTTTGCTGTCCGGCTCTAATGAGTTTTGAGACTTGGGCCCAGGAACGGCCGAAGGACTTTTGGCGACGTTCTGCACGTTTTACAAGGCGTGCTTCCATGGCGCGGATAGCGTCGGCGGAAGTGGCTTGGTCGCCGCGGAGCCCGAAGTAATGGCTGGGTAGTCCGGCTTCTGCTGCGGCGAGCTGGGCTAGTCCTTCGATTTGGTCGAGGAATGGGCCTGGTGGTTGTGGTGAGAATTCGCCGAGGTTGGGTGTCTTTTCGTCTTCGTCGATGGGGCCGGTCATCCAGATACGGCCGGTGAGGATTTGCCAGGGGCTTAGTGGTTGTCCGTCAGGGCCGACGAAGTCTTCTTGGTCCATGCCGATGGCGTATCGCTGTGGTGCGGAGAAGAATTCGCGGTTGACGTCCATGGAGATGAGGGTGCGGACCGCTGCGTCTGCGTATCGGCGTAGTGGTGCTGTGACTTCGGATTTTCCGTATCGGTTTCCGGTTCGTGCGCGGTTGATGAATGGGACGAGTGGTACTGCTCCGAAGTTATGTGCGGTTCGGTCGGTGACTTCCCATGGTGCGCTGTCGCTGGCACGTTTTGCCGTGACGATTTGGTCTGGGAGCCAGAGTTCCATTCCCTTCACTTCGCCATCTTTGATTTCTCTGGTTAGTGCCGCTTCGAGCATGCGGGAGCGTGGGTTCAGAATTCCGGTTGTGTTCTTCGCGTCGTGGCCACGCACCAATGTTTCGGGTTCGTTTCCCGTGCCTGCGGTGACCGAGACGAAGCCGATGCCATAAATGAGTGTGTCGAGGTGTACTTGCCCGGATTCTTCGTCCAGGGCGTTGTCCATGAACACATCAAGTAGGTCATCATCGGCAAATCCCAGGAAGTCAAGGCGCTCCTCGAGAACGTCTACGGCGGTGCCTGCCCACCCGGAGACGGTTCGGAGGATACGGCCTATGTGTTTTGGGGTGGAGATGTTCAGGATGTTCGCAGCGAATGAACCGTCGTAGTACGCCTCGTGAACCTGGTTTACAGCGCTGAACTTGGATAGTTGGCCAAGCTGTTTGGTCACCAATGCTTGTTCTTCTCGGGTTAGAGCGTCGAGGGTGCTCACCAGACCACCACCTTCCTTTTCGGTTTCACGGGCTTCACTGGCCGTTTGGCGCGTGTGTATGTGCGGCCTGTGTAGGCCAGCGTTGCTGCCACCAAAGGCGTGATGTCAGCGTCTTGGTTTGAGCGATTCCACGCCCAGGCATCACCGAGCTTGCGCTTGCGGGCAGCTGCGGCAGCCAGGTTCAGGCTGGTTTGGTCCATATGCCTGAGTTCGTGCGACATCACAGCGTCGTAAATCTGCGCGGTTGCTGCCGCAAGAATGTTGGAACCGGTCCTCGATACCTTGATGCCTTCCGCTTCCAACGGGTCAATGAGCGACCCTGCTGGTGAAAGGACATCAATCAACACGGCTCGGCAAGCTTGTTTCTCCAGAATCGCCTTGAGCCTCGGAATCACCCACTCAGGAGTGCCGCGGCGGTTCTCCACCACGTCTACCCACACTTGACCTTCCAGACTCATTCCACACGCCACGATGGACGCGGCATCACGCCCAGGGGAAATGTCCACGGCAATCGCGACAGGCTCCCCATCGTCAGTAACATTCGGGTCAGCGCACGCCTGCCAATCCTCAATCGGCAGCACACGGGCAGTACGCTCCTGCTCCCACATCCCAAGACGTTCACGGCGGAATGATTCATCAGAAAGCGTCTTGCGCTCTGATTGCACTGTTTCCAGCCGCATGCGCTTGCCCAGCGCTGGATTCGCCTGGAACCATAGATCTACTTCGTCTGAATCAATCTCAGCGCCACCAGAGTCAGGGAGAACCGACCATTCCGCCCACCACAACTGTGGGTCCGTTCCGGCATGCGCCTCATCATGTGTCCTGCGGAACACGTCACCTGCTGGGTCCGTCGGAGCCGGCGGTGTCCCCATGATGATGATTTGCGGGTCATCGGCAGGCCCCGCCGAGATAGTCGGCATCAGAGCCTCAAGGGCTTCCTCCGTCAGCTCCTGGGCCTCATCGAGCACCAAGGTGTCAACGGTGAACCCACGAGCAGAGCTTTTCGAACGTGCCACGAACTCACACGTTGCACCATTGGTCAGCTCCACGAGCTCCTGGCCGTTGACCCGCCGAATCGTCTTGACCATCGCAGCCAACTCGTCGTTTTCCTCGAAGTACGCAGAAAGCCGCTTGAAGGCCTTCCTCGAAGTCTTCACTTGGTGTGCCGTATGTAGGACGCACCGCCCAAGCAGCACCATTTGAGCCAGCTCAACGATTTCCAGCACGCCATTTTTACCGTTCTGACGTGGAACAGACAGCCCGGCGCGTTTGGCAACCAGTTGGCCGTCTTCGCCGCGGGCCATGATTCCGGTAACGACGCCTTCTTGCCATTCGTCAGGAATCAGTCCGAGTGCTGCGGAGAGGTCTACTGCGTCTTCGCCGTCATAGAAGTCGACTGGTTCTGTCTGTGGCTTATGGAGGAAGGTGGGCTGTTGGCTACCTAGCCTCGGCGCGTCGGGCACGGCGTGCAGTGAGTTCATCTAGCAGTCCTCCCTTCTTGTTTTCGTTGTTTTCCGGTTGGGTGCGGTCAATGATGTCGAGCATGCGGCCAGCCAGTGGCGCGATGATGCGAGCGTCATCAGACACGTCGATTTCGACGGCCAGGCGCTGCAACAGCGCGTCCAGGATTTCTTCCCGCTTTCCTGCGTTGACTGCTGCTGAGATGCGCCCCACGGTCTTCATGGGTGGTTTCTGTGCCGTGACTACTGCCAGCTGTGGTTTGTCTGGCTTTGGATACTTATCTGGGTGCCGCTGCCCTCGCTTTCTGCAGCGTGCAGAGCAGAATAAGCGTTGACGGCCGGTCAGAGGTTCTGCGCAAACAATGCAGCTTTTCCCGTTCAGCACATGGCACCTCCTCGGTTTGGTTTTCCCGCCTGTCACACTCTTGTCCCACTTGGTTTTCGCAGGTCAGGGGAGGTATCCAAGCAACGCGGGCCCTCTAAGCAACGGGCCGTGTCCTGGGGTTCTCTCCCCAGGGTGACAACTGTGACCAGGCGCGTTGGGTCATGGTTAGCCCCAATTCCTCTGGTGCCGGCGCTTGGATTGCGGTGGCTTGCGATGGCCCTTGGCTCCTGCGGATTGGTTGCAGCTCAAGTGCATCGGTTGCAGTGGGCCTCGGTTGTGTCCTCCGGCGGCTACTGGCGTGATGTGGTCCGCTGACGCGCTGAATGGGTGCGGCCACTTCAACGCTTTATCGATTGGCCCGCCGCACCAGGCGCAGACAAGGTCATCACCTTTGAGGGCTTTTGCCCGGCGGCGGCGGTAGTGGCGGTCGGCTGTACGTGACATCAGCAACCACCAGATACGACGAAAGCCCTGGTCAGAGGTTTCTTCACCAATGCCCACGGCTTGCTTGCGTCCAGCATACCAAACGTGGGGTATAAACGCTGGTCAGAGGTTTTAGGCACGTCGGTTCACCTCATGGGTTTCTGCGATTCGTTGCTGCATGCCTTTGGCCAGGTTCATGACTTCATCGAGCTGGTACTCGACTGCCCCGTCTTGGCGGATGGTGCCGGTGATTTTCCCGGTCTTTGCCCAATGCCTGATGGTGTGCTTAGAGACTGGATATCCAAGGACTGCTGCTGCTTGTGACAGTTGATTCGCGGTTCCAGCTTGTGGAACCACACGCTCACCAGGCTGACGCACAGGTTCAGGCGGCAGCACCACATCCATCAGCTCACGCGCCAACTGTTCGAACTCTTCCACCGCCGTGTTCGAACTCTCGAGCGCACACAGTTCAGGCAGCTGCGCGTACAACCAGTTCGCCCATACACTCGGCTGCGAACCTTTAGGGCTCAGCAGACCATGAGCGAAGCACACACGGATAGCCCACCGCCGTAGCCCGTCCTGCAGCTGCATCTTCAGCACAAGCGGGTTCATAGATAGTGGTGGGCGTGACCGGGGCTGGGAGACACCCCGCCCGGCGTTCGTCCCGGAGGCCGGGGTACCCGGGGCTATCAACTCGTCCAGGTGGGGGGCATGCTTTTCAATCAACACCAGGGCCCTACCCAAACGGTCTTGGTCAATCTCAGACAACACAGCGGCAGTCCTCTCAAAGGCTAGAAGGTAATCACAAAGAGCTCGGCTGAAAGAAGAGGAAGTCATGAATCTGAAAGGAAGGTTGGATGTAAATGCTTTCCCGTCCCGACCCGACCCGTCCCGACCCGGTGTCCGGAACTCTGCCCCCTCCTCTGCAGGGCTAGATTTTCTCGGCTGACAAATAGGTTTCTGGCATGCGAAAGACCACGCTGACGAAGTGCATGTCAACGCGTGCCGTCTGCCCACCTGCTTTGCTGCTCAGGTCGGACAGACCTCGTGCCGGCGGGGAACTATCGCTTGCGCCGGCGGCGCCGCTTGGTTCCCGAAACCTGACGGCTAGCAGAAGCGTCACGGTCCCGGGGCTCACCCTGCGACTGGTTGTCGCGGGGAGCGCTCGGCGGCATGGTTGAAGGGGCAGCCTTACTGGCGGGGAGGCTGGTGTTAGGTACTGGGTGAACGTCACTGTCCTGCGTCGTTGTATCGCCTGCCAAACGCGGATCAACCGGCTGCAGGCCGGGCTCCGGGTCACCACTGCTGTTGCGGTGGTGACCATTAGCATTCGTCGAAGGAACAGATACTCGGTGCGCAGGCGGCTCAACCGACACATGGACGGGAACCGGACGCTCGTTCATGTCGTTGCTGTACCGCTCACCTGTCAGCGGGTTATCAATCCCCATCGACAGGCAGGTTCGAGCAACGACGGACTTCCACCTTGCAAGCTTCTGCCGAGTCACATCACCGTAGACCGGGACCTCTGGGACCTCCATCAGCGGCAGTTCTGCATCTGGTAAAGGGAGGTCAGCACGTGCACGGTTGCACGCACGACATGACACAACAAAGTTCTCTGGGGTGGTCTCTTTCTCTGGTTCGCGGTGGTCAAAAGTGCCACCGGCATCATTCTTATTGTCTTTCCAATTAACCTCCGTGCCGCAGTATCGGCAGTGGTCACCATCGCGCAGCAGGACAGGGACAATCAGCCCGCCGCGGTTCTGGTCGCGGCGCCGCTTCGCTTTCATCATCCGCTCATCACGAGTGATGAGGTTGATGAACTCTTCCTGGCGCATCAGCTTCCATTGCTTTCTCGTTGCCGAGTGAACACGCTCGGCCACACCAATCTGTTCCATCAGCGCCATTGCCTCATCCACACGCAGCGGGCCAATCTGCTTAGCCGCTGCACCATAGGGGACGACATAGTCGGAGAAGTTCAGTGCCGACCACGTGTACAACATGTCCACGTAGCCGCGAATCTCGCCGACCAGGCGCGGGTCGTTCCGCTCCAGTGCAATCTCCATGAGCTGTGAATACACCGGGTGCTCATTGATGGTGTCTGAGGTTCGCTGCCACGCCATTAGGCATCACTCCCGGACCGGGGCTGTCCACAACGTGGCATAACGGACTCCTGACATTCAAAGACATTCAGCGGATGAAACGTGGGTTCTTGGTTTTGGTGGGCGGGCACCTGGCCCGGCGTGGTGGGCTGGTCACAGCATTCCTCTTGTGGGTCTTGCTTGGACGACGGTGGTGGTGTCTTTCGTTTCCCCTTTTGTGAAAAGGAGTGGGTGACCGTCAACAGTTGCTCTTGAGGTCGGCCAAAACTTCACTTCGAGTGGGGCGAATTCCATCAGCTCGCCATCCGTGTAGATGGCATCGACGCCATCGCTCCACTTTCCGCGGTCTTTCTCAAAAAGCGCGCCCTGGTCAGCTCGGACAATTGTCCCTTCTGGCGCATCTTTGATGTCCCGCAGCTCGGTAATCATGAGCGACTGATGGTCTTGTGTCGTCATTTCGTTGAGTCCTTTCTGATTAGTCGCCAGTAGTTTTTGGCGAGCCACCATGATTCTTTTGGCGTGAATGCCGCTGCCGCTATGAGCGCCAGGGCGATGATGATGATTGGCACGGCTGCGATGAATGTCATGCGGCGTCGTCCTCAATGAATTCTCCGGTCAATGCATCGAAGCGTCCGGCAGCCGGCCACGCCAAAATCGACGCCTTGAATGTGCAGGCCTTTCCGGCGATGACTGCGAATGCTTTTCGTCCTTGGTGCATGCGCGAAATGATGGCTGGCGCGGCGACGGCTTTGCCAGCCGCCGCAATGAGCGCTGCTGCGTCAAAGGGCAGTAAGGATGGTGACGTGAAGTCCAAGCTGACTGGGCTGACTCCCGCGATGATGTCCAGGACCTCTGGCGCAGTGTCAGGGACAGCGAGATTAGCGTCTTGGATGATGTGGTCCTCGTCGCGGGTGCCAGTGGACTCGATGAGTGATGCGGCTGGCCCATTCGCCGCGATGGACAGGGTCAGCTCGATGTGCCCGTTATCTTCCGGCACATCAATCCACTGAATCCAAGCTTTCGCGGCTCGGACGCTGATTGCGCACTCGCCAGGCATGATGACAGCTGTCGGTGTGATTTGGGCTTGCGCCTGCATTGTCCGATTCGCAGCGAAAATGAAGAGGTCGCCGCCTTCATCTGCTTTGAATCTGATCAGATTCAGGTGGGCATCATCTTTCTTGGTGGATGGAACTTTGACGATTGCACGCAGCGCGTCCCGCAGTTCCTTCGGGTCGCAATCGACCATGAATTGTGTGTCATCAGTCTTAATCATTGTCTTTCCTCAATCAATTCGATTGCTTCATCAATCTTTTCAATAGCGTCGTCGAACAGAACGATGTCGTCGTAAATCTCGTCAATATAGCTGCGGTATTCGTCATCAATTCTCCCGGCGGCTTCTCTCAAATCCGTATCTTCGAATTCGTCCGGGTCCACGAGCATTTCCTCAATTGCTGCGGCTGGTCCCTCTTCACGCATTTTCCGAAGCAATTTCTTGTCATTCTCGGAATAAGTCATGATGCTTCTTTCATTGGAATGTGATTCGGGTCGAGTTTTCTTCTGATTTGGTCTGCTTTTGTTTCGCTGACTGCGGTGGTGAATCCTGACCATTGGCCGAATCCGCCCAACTTCGGGTACTGGTCCAGTGACTCTCCATGCCTGCAGCGTTGCTCTCGCAGGTGGTTGTAGCAGCACTTGCACAATCCACGCGCTTCATGGATTTTCAGTCCACCGCATCGCAAACACTGGACCACTTGGCGTCCGCGGTTTCGCTTGCCCATCAGCGCTCACCGCCTGGCGGAACGGAAAATGTGTCTGCGCACTGCACAATCCGACGGTCTAGCGGCGGGAAAGCCCCGCGAGCGTAGGCAATTCGCCGGATGTTGTGCTCTGCAATGTCCGCCGCGTCCACATCAATCTCGATGCACTTCAACCGGTCGACCACACCTTGCACCTGGTCATCTCCGACGGTCTGCAGGAGCCTTGCCCCAAAGATGCCAGTGCCGGCAAACGGGTCTTCGACGAATACGCGGACATCATCAACGCTCACGCCCCATTTGTCTTGCAGAATGTCTGTCACAGCCCGGTTGATGAAGTCGACTATTTCCGGCGGCGTAACGACGACTCCGTCGCCTTGCTGACGACGCTTTGAAGTCGCAGCCTCATATGCCTTCGCGATGCGGAATTGTTCTGCAGCTTCGGCGCTCATTGCTTGCTCGCCTCCTCCCGGATGATGTCCTGCGCCCAAGTCTCAATCCGCTGACCTCCGAGTTTTGTTTCACCAGCCAGTACCGCCTGGACCATGGCAATGAATTCCTGCTGCCGCGCCTGTTCGAGCTTGTCCCACGACGGCACCGGCACTCGACGCGAATATTTGCGCCCGAAGCGGCGCCGGAAATCCTCCGCATGCAGCTTCTTCGCAATGTCGATGACAGTCATTTGCTGCCTCGCTTCCTGGTCGCATTCCGCACAATGTGGTCTTCCAGCTCCTTCGCTGCAGTTTTCGCGGCCGTGGCGATTCGATTCAGCTGCTCAACCGTCATTGGCACCTGCATCGCAGATACCGAATCCAGATTGTGGAATTGCAGGACAAAGTGCGCTACCTCCATGTCACGCATCACCGGGTGCTTCGTCGGAGTCCTGAAACAGATGTCCCAATGCATGCCGTTCTCTCCTCCGGTCATCACTTGACCCCCGCGACTTCTGCGAGCAAAGCCCGGGCCCTGCGGGCAGTGCGGCGGTTCGACTGCACGGCAGGCACCCACACGCCGCCGCGGACCATTCCGCGGTCGTCGTTTTCCAGGGCATCACGGGCGCAATCCCGGCGCACTGGGCAGCCTTCGCACAGCTTTTCCGCGTCCCGGTCCAGCTTCCGAAGGTTTTCGAAAATGTTGCTAGCCTTCCCGCCTTTCAGCGGCTGTGACTCATAGGCGAGCGGGTCTTTGCCAGCGCATTTCGCATGCTCACGCCAGGTCTGGTCTTTCAGATTCCGCAAGGTCAGCATTCGTCGGCCTCCTCATTCGGTGCGGTTGATGCGACCCAGCGGCGCAGAGTGTCCCCGACGCTGGCTGCTGTCGATTCGGACATGTCAGCCCGCGCGACCTCAAACATCTTCAGCGCGTGGACAGCTCTGTCATGCTCACTGCACAGCGTCGCCCGGTCCCACTCCCGCCCCAGGGCATGCCCCAAGGCCTTGAGCTGAGAGTTATGCAGCGCGAAGCACAACGCTTCCGACGTGGTGGACTGCAGCAGCAGCATTTCCCCGACGGGAATCAGCCGCCACTGCCCTGCCACCGGGGCCGAATGAAACGCTGGGACATCGACGCGGGTCAGCGACTTCGCCGACACCCACACGATGCGACTGCCCAGCGGGTGCTGGCCATCTCGCACCAGCACAGGCACCGGCGCTTTGCCCCTGACGCTGGCGGCCAGGCACACGGCCCGTTCCGGCAACTGCAGGTGCTTGACCTCCGGGTGAACTTGGTCCACATCGACCAGAGCCAAATACCAATCGTGGCCACGGTTAGACATTGAGCGCGGCCTCCACAGAGTCGTGAGCCAGCTTCAGCGCTTCCACCACTGGGTCATCGACCGGAGCGCCGTCAACGGCCAGCCGCGCCCAGGTCTCGTGCCACCCGGCGATGACGTCACGCACAGCCTCCTCACCCGTGACTAAGACACTGACATCCGAGATGGACACTTCAACGTGGTCCACGCCTGACGGCAAATCTGCAAGCACGGCGATTTCGAGTGCTCCGCCTTCTGGCTTGTCCTGGATGATGGTGCCCTCAATCTGCTCACCGTCCACGGTGACCAGGCACGGCTTTGCCAACAATCCACGAGAACGTGGCGTGACAGGGCGGATGCGGGCCGCGCGAATCGCGTCCTCAAGCAGCGCAGCAGCCGCCGCATCGGGTGATTGCTGTTCCGCCAAGGATTTTGCGACCCACAGCGGGATTGTGACTTGACTCATTGGGATTCCGTTTCATTCAGTGGTGGGGACAGGTGACCGCGGGAAATCAGCAGTGACCTGATGTGGTCTGGCATGGGGTTCGGCTTGCGCGTGGGTGTCGCGGCGCAGCTCATAGCGTGCAGCTGGTGCAGCGTTTCACCGGTCAGCGCGGCTTCGTGTCGCGGAAGAATTTCACACAGCAGCTTCGTGGTGCCCATCCCATCGACCTGGCGGCGAAACAGCATCACAGTGCCGTCCTCGTCCACCGCTGGATCAATCAGCAGCGCCTTGCCGTTCGGCTGCTCCACCCGCCACACAGGCAGGCCGCACTTCGGGCACGACACCGCGATTCTTGCGCTGCGCCGCCTCACCACAGCAGACTCACCTTGACCACCACCCAGGCCAGCGCCAGCACGAGAGGCACCACCACAGCAGCAATGAGCATGGCCTGCGCCAGCGCCACGCCCCACATCCGTGCGGTGTGCGCCCACGACCAATCCGGGACAAGCGTTTCAATCGCGTGCACGGTCATCTCGGCAGCATGCACTTGGTCCACCAGGTCCAAGGCCTGGTCGGCATGAGCGTCAAAAGACCGGCAATCCGAGCATGATTCACAATTTTGGTTACACATTTTCAATATCCTTTTCTTCCGGTAAGGCCACCCAGTGCACGCCCGTAGTCAACGCGCACCTCTTCGCCCAGGTCTGCACAATCTGTGCCAGTTCACGGGTCTGCACCGCCGCGGCATCCGACACCGCGTCGCCCCACGCGCATAGCTGCTCCAGGGTCAGGAACCCGGCAGCTCCATCTGCCGGCACCACCGCAAGCGGCGGCGGGAACGTGAGCGCATCACATGCGTTCGCGGTGCCAAGCGCCCCGACAAGCAGTCCGTCATCTTCGGTCTGTGCGACGGGCACCCAGCCGCCGTTCACATACAGAACGGTCAGCACTGTCACTTCACCTGTCCGGCTCATCGTCACACCATGTTCTTCGCGGCAAGCTTGTCGATGGATGCACGATTGACGCGCAAGCACCTGGCGCTGAAGTAGGTTGCCTTCAGCTTCTTGTCATTGATGAGTTCGCGGATTGTGTCTTGGCTGACCTGGATAAGCTCGGCTGCCGCCGCGACGGTGAGCCATTCAGCCGGTGCAGATGTAGTCATCGGGGTTCCTGTCTGGTCAAAACTGGTCAAAGTCGTTGGTTAGGAGGTGTCCACGCAGCGCCCCAAGCGAGGGAGTAGGTCCCGCCCATAGGTGGGTTGCTTAGCCGCAGCCGAACTAAAGACGACGTGAACGCGGACACCAGTGCCCCGCGGCGGAATCGAACCGCCGCCATGCCAACCTGGCGGGCCACCCAGCTACAAGCCGGGATTTTCACAATGAGAAAACACTGATAAGCACATTGAGAGTCGTCAGGCCCGCGAGCAGCCCCAGCACGACCAGGACGCCACCAATAAAGCGCGTTTCCCAGGTCACCGGCGGCCAGTCCTCACGGCCAAGTAGCTGCTCAATCCCGTTGTCATTCATCGTTTTGGTCCCGTCTAATCTCTGGTTCGTGGATATTTCTTTGCTGCTGTAGCTTGCTTCGCTAGGTTTCGCCCCACTGACTGTGTGGCTCGCTCGGGAGCAACTTCGGTACACGCGGAGTTTCGATTCGGCGTACAGCCTTGGGGTACTTTTCAGCCGCAATGGGTTTGTCACCAACGGTGTTCCCCATTTGGCTGTTTCTGTTTCAAACCGAGGCGCTGCAACAGTGCATAACGCCAGCGTTTGCGTCGTGCGCGGTGATAGTTACGTACAAATTGAACCGGCAGTGTCTCTTCCTCCTGGAGCACAATTCGGCCTTGCCGATCTGCTGCCACCCAGTACTTTCCGGGACGAAGTATTCCTGCACGTTTCATGGCCTGAGACACGTCCGCGATCAACAGTCGGGGGTGTTCAATTTCAAGCTGTGCGTATTGGTCTGGATGGAGAACTTCAACGATGGCGGTGGCTTCGCCTGGTGAAACTGAGACAACTTTGCGGTTTCCAGGCCGGCCGTTGGGCGCGCGTCCCGCGTCGCGGTATCGGCAGTCGAGCGCTTCCCGGATGGCCGCATGGCGCTGCGGAGTCAGTTGTTCATTGGGATTAGTCTTTCGCATTGCCTCGTTCCTTCTGCTTGTTGACGATTACGGGCGGTGTTCCCGCCCTGGTGCCGGACACCTTCCCCAGTGCCCGACGGTCGGCTATGCCGCGTCTTTGTGGTTTCGTTTTTGGTATTCGCCCCAGGTACGAGCTTTTGTTGTCCGGAGTTTGCGTTCCCACAGTTCGATTCCGGCAACCGTCTCCATTCGGGTCGCGTAGTCCCGTTCAGCTGCAGCGCGTTCAGTCTGAGCCCACAGTTGAAGGTCTTTCGATGTGGCTGCAGAAAGCTTGACTCGCTCCCTGAATCTCTTTGGCTCACCGTTCTCGATGACGGTGTTCATGATGGAGATGGGCACATTCCCGACGATTTCCCAGGACAATGGCTCCTGCCCTGTTCGGGCATAGTCTCGGGCAATCTGGTTGCCGGTCTTTGTCAGCCCGTTTTCGATTTCCTTAGCTTGGGCACGGAGGTACTGGCGTGCCAGTGCCTCAAACTCGGACGCATCCAAGGGGATTGAATCGGCTACGTCATTTATCCAGCTTTTGTTGATGTAGCGGTCTGGCCGGCGTTCATTGAGCCTGGCTGCGATTCTGTCTGTAATGCTCATGTCAACACCCCAGCAAGTCTCGAAGCTCTTCACACTGCGGTTCGCCCATCGGGCGCAGGCATGCGTTTTCGATTGCTTTGAACTTGTCGGCGATGCGTTTCGGCGCCGCCGTAAGGACTTCTTCGCGTTCAGGGTCGTCCATCATGTCCAGGCCAATAAAGAAGTTATTGACGAAGGCTTCGAGGTAGCGCGCGTGCCGCTCGATACGCTCTTTGGTTTCCTTCTGTACTGCTTCTTGGGCGAGCCGCGCCTTTTCTTCTTCCCAGCGAGCTTGCCTATCGTGTTCCAGGTAGGCCTGCTTCGTGATCTGCCACGTATCGAATTTCCCGGAAGGCTGGTCGGCGTACCAGTTCGCCGCCAGCTTATTGGCCTGGAAGAACTCCCTCGCTTCTTGCTCTGCGCGGATTCGCTGTTCTTCAAATGCTGCACGGGCTTGCTCTTCGGCTTCTCTATCGTCTCGAGCGCTCTTCGCCAGCTTGAAAGCTTCATCCAGAGAGATATCCCCGGACACGACGTCTTCGGCGAGTTCCGGCAACTCATCGATGATGAGTCCGGCTTCTTTCATCCGGTGAGACCATCCGCTAATGGCGGATCCGCCATTATCTAGGCTTCCACGTTTCCACCGACCGTTTTCCCGGTATCCATCAGAGGCCAGGGACAATGCAGTGGACATGGCGCGCGACCCGGTTGATTGGTGACGTCGCTCATTCTTGGAACGGACGAAGGCACCAATGTCGTCGCCTTCAAAGATTTCGTACTTCGGTTCAACCCCCGCGATTTTGCAGGCTGCAAGGCGGTTACGTCCGTCAACCAGGATTCCATCCTCGGTGACAGTGATTGGGTCGCGTTGCCCATTGTCCTTGATGTCATCGGCGAGGACTTGAAGAGCGTCCTGGTCCAGCAACGGGTAAAACTCTGCATGACGGTCAACACCGTTGATTGCGATTGTCATTGCTCTTCTCCTTTCGCTTGCCCGGCGCGTTTATGTGCGTTGGTAGGTGATGGTGCGTTTGTGGTTTGGGTCCCGGTAGTCGATGTCTGGGATTGCTGGCTGGTCATCGCGGGGAATCATGATTGCGATTTGTTTGCAAGCAAGGGTTTCGGCCGCCCGAGCCAAAACGCTGTTCGTCAACTTGCGCCGACCCTTTTCGATGTTGTTGAGGTGAACTTGAGTAATGCCGAGCCGATTGGCGAACTCTCCGGTTTCGAATCCGCGGATGGTTCGAAAGAACCGAAGCGTCTCCCCAACTCGGACCCATTCGTTCACTGGAACCGGGCATTCCGTGCTTAGTTTCATAATTCATCACTTCCAGTTACTTCTTCATCTAACAATCACCCTACTGAAGTTATATGAAGCCCGTCAACCCGGAGAGCTGAAGTTTCTTGAACTTGCGCCAAAGTTGCTGGTAGCCCAGCTTTCATTCGCTGTAATTACCGCTTGCAGTTTCTTGCAAATTGCGGCTTTTAGGCCAGAATCCCTGGATTAACTTTCAACGAGACTTCTGCCACACTGGAAGCTATGAGAAGCCCCGGGGATGAAATTGCAAGCCGTCGAGGTGAACTCGGGCTCAGCCAAGCTGAATTAGCTAGCGCGTCCGAAGTTTCTTCGCGCACCATTAGCGCCATCGAACGCGGAGAGTCTTGGACGCGAACAGGCACCCGCGCGCGTATCGAGCGTGCGCTTTTGTGGCGGCCTGGCTCACTCGACGCCATCAAAGCCGGTGGTGAGCCAACAGAGATGAGCGTCGGCGAGATTAAATCCTTGCCCGATGAGCTCGTGCCCCCACTCGTCAAAAAGCAACTCTCCGCCCCAAAAGCAGCTGCCCTCGAAAAAACCACCAACGTTGGCGGACGCATCATCGCCGACACAATGAAAAGCTACTCACTTGGCTCCCTCCTGGAAGAGAAGTTCGCCAACCTCGGCCTATCGTCATCCGCCTGGGCTCGCATCGCCGAAACCGCCCAAGCGACGAACACCGACGAGCAGCGGCGTGACGCGGCGGAGCAGCCCGGCGTAGACCTCGGGTCGCTCCGGGAATCCATGCGAAACCTTGATGAACTGCCCGGCTTCGTCCAGGCCGTGATTCTCGCGCAAGCTGAAGAGGAATTGCCGCGGGCGATTGCGGCGCTCGATGAGGCGCGGCGTGTGGAGCTTGTGCGGGCAGCGTTTGCTTTGTGGGATGCGCAGGACGGACTCGGCGGGGCTGGTGCCGGTGTGGCTGGCGGGCGGAATCGTGCGGCGGCGGCACCTCACACTGGTGCACGGCGGACTGTGAATGAAAGGGCGACAGGGAACGCTGGTGCAGGTGCGTGATGGTAGATAGGGACGACCACTGGTGCCGGCTCAACGAGCCTGGCGCGACACTGCATTCCACTGAAGCTTACGAGAAGCATTTAGACGTGCTGGAAAAGAACGACCCCTACGCCTACAGCCTGCTCGTTGGCATGGTCCAGGTAGCTGTTGAGGAAGGCTTGGACGAAGAGGACAACGCCGCTATCTATCGCGGCGTGAACGAAAATTCTTCGTATCGCACGAAAATTGGGCGGAAAGCGATGAAAAAGCTGCGTCAGTGGCCCGATCCTCTGGAATGGCTTGGCGAGCTACGTATTGAGCACACTGACGCCACGACGTTTTTTCGGTCGTACTTCACGGACGTTCAGTATGTGAATGGCCAGGGCGATGATGAAGTGTTGTTCTGCATCCTCGGCAAGAAAGAGGTTGAGGGGAGGAGCACCCGTCAGATTCAGGAGAAGCAAGACCGTCAGATTGTTATGGCGATCGATTGCGCTCGCAGCTGGTGCAGGACCAACATGCAGTTCAGGATTCGGCTGTGCAATACCCCCTAATGATTCACCACGGGACTGACTTATATGTCAGACTGTGAGGCGAAAGGGAAACATTATGAAACACTTCAACCGCCGAACCACCAGCATTGAAAATGCTAAACAGCAGGTAAAACTAGTTCGCAGCCTGCGCAAGCTTCGACGCGATCTGAACATTTCCGTTTCCGAGGTCGCTGAAAAAATGGGCGTCGATGAAGCGATGGTCTACCGGTTCGAAAAAGGTGGCACCAACTTCACCATGAGCACCCTGCAAAAGTACGCAGCAGCCATCAACGCATCCCTCACCTTGTCCGCGCGCAAGCAGACCACCACTGCACCATCGGATGTTTTCAGTGAGCGACTTAGCTGGTCTGACGCCCCTGAAATGACGGCACGGGCGCGGGTTACCTATAGCTCCACCCATCACGGATACCTGCAAAGCATCTAGCACCATGAACCTCGACACCCTCCTCTCACATGCCACCTCCGTCACCTTCGAAACCGGCAAATCACAGGTCGAACGCAACGACCTGGAATCAGGCACCCTAATTACCCCGGCCGACAAGGATAAAAACTCCGACTTCGCCGCGAGCTTTTCCATCGGGATTTTTGAACAATCCATCGAAGCCCAGCTCGATATTGACCTTGGTGGCCCCTACGCCACATTCAGCGTCATCATCCGCGGCATCTGGAAATTCAACGGTGAACACGACCTCACCAGTGATGACGCTGATTCCGCCGTCCGCGCTTTCGCCATCGACTATGCACTCCCCCGCCTGCTGGCAGTCATCCAGGCGCACATTGTCATGCTCAGCCGTACCGTCGCTACCCCAGCCCCGGAATTCCCGGCATCCATGGAATCCGACCTTGCCAACTACCTTCGCAACTCGGAAAACCTGCATAAGCGCGACACCGAGGACAACTAGCGCCAGGTAAAAGACAACATGGCAACGACAACAGCCCAGCACGAAGGCTCGGGTGCGTGATGGTGGAGAATGCGATACCGTCGGCGGCGCACGCGGAGACACCGCTGTCACCGGTTGAGGCATGCTTAACTGGCGGGCTGCCGGCACAGCTATGCAATCCGCCGTTTCATTCGCTTCCGGAGGGCATTCACCGAGCAACGCTCAATGAGGTTTACCGGCGTTTTGTGGAACAAGCCCCGGAGCCAACAAAGAATCGCCGGGCGCTGATTTTCCAGACGTTGAGTATTCATGTTTCCATCGTCAGGCAAGTACTGCGTGATGAGCCGCTTACCTTGTGGGTTAACGGCGGATTCACGACGCACAAGACGGACAAACCTCGTGATGCTGACTTGGTGTACTTCACAAGTACCAGCGGCGTTAGAAAGATGGAACGTGAAGCAATGCTTCCGCTGCGCACGCTGCATGATGTCACGTCCCGGGAAGGAACCACCGGGAAACTTCACCCCATGGGTGGGCTCATTGACGCATACTTTGCTGTAGACAATCCCGCCATGCGTGAATTGTGGAGGCAGACGTTTTCCGGAGTCAAAGGCAGCGATGATCAATCGCAGAAGAAAGGGTTCGTGGAGGTGATTTTCGATGAATGACATGGCCAACCATGCGCAAGCAAGCGTGGAAGAACTGCTCGTTCAAGCTATTCGGGACTGCCACACCCGGCCTGAGACTTGCGCCTTTGAGCTTGGACAGCTCTATGGCGGCATCGTCCAAGGTAACGAACAGCTGGAAAAAGTCTGGGATTACGAAACCGGCCCTGAAATGGCCTGCGCAGAAATTCGCTTCACCGGCGACGGCGTCCACGGCCATTCCATGGACGCACCAGCTATGAGCGACATCCTCTCCGGAATCTCCGACGCAACATCAGCTGTGGCTAAGACACGCGCCGAGGACATCAAGAAGAAGCAACACTCCAACCCCATCAACATCAGCGATGTAGGCAAGCCCCTGCAAATTTCAGCAATCAAACCCGGCTCCGTCGTTATCGAGCTCCAGGCCCCCGAACGGCCACCACACGAAGATGCATCGACTTCCACCCCATCGCTGGACTACAACGAAGCGCTACTTAGCCTGGATGACGAGGCCCTACGCACCGTCTTAACTGCATTGTCTTCGGAAGACTACGACGCCTGCATCGCAAACCTGCCTACTGCTGCACGCATTGGCATTCATCGCGTTGCTACCATCATGAGCACCCAGCGCATCGACGCCGAAATCTCCATTCGGCAACGTCGCCACGACACCTACCGGGCATCCACAACATCCGCCCACGCCACAGTCTTACTCAGAGTTCTAGAGGAACCGAAGGAAACGACCACCCTTGACAACGCCATCTTCGAGCTAGATGGCTGGAAAAACTCCGAGAACTCCGTCTACCTCAAAAAGAAAAACGGCAAATCCCACACGTATCATGCCGATGACAAACTCATCGCTTCAATTCGCGCTCTCCCCCAAGACCCAACCTTCAGCGGATGGGTCCAATGCGCCATCGAAATCACCCAAACCGAAAGCCTCGGAAAAAAGCGACAGCCCGCCTCACGAAAACTTTTAGACGCAAAAAGCGCACCCGCCCCCGATACGAACTTTGGAGACCAAGCCTCCATTGACGGGATCTAAAAGTTCCCTCGCGTGTTATTCACACGAATTTTTATACCAGTCTCCACTTCTCCAAGCTGACACATGCCGCCCTAGTGCGTTATACTGGATGCAGTGCAGGTGAGAGATGCACGAAACAACAAAATAGTGGAAGGAGGTCAGATGGAAATAGCCGCCTTGGTTGTATCCATCATCGGCACAATATTCCAAGTAGTTAGCGTGTGGCAGAACCGCACACCTAGATACAAGGGGAAACACCGCCGATAAGACCCCGGGTCAGGAAAACCCTACTTCCCTGACCACGGGGTCACCCCTCCACTATTACAGCGCTAACACAGAAAGGAAAGGAGCTATGAACAAATTCGCTATTGGCACAGCCGCATTCGCAGTCATATTGACTGCTTACGCCCTGTCGAGCACCCCACATCCAGCACTGCTCATCATCATGGGAATCCTGCTCACCATCAGCATTCTCATGCTCGGAAGGAAGGACTCCAATGAACCCCACAATCATTGATTCCGACACGGGGCGCGAGCTCTGGCGCGTCAAAGACTGCGCCGCCTGGTGCAACATCACAAACGCAACGTGGACCAACTACGTCGCCCGCGGCATTGCACCAGCCGCCGCCGGACACCTCGACGCTCGCAGCCCGCTCTGGGACGCAGAAGCCGTCAAAGCCTGGCATGCAAGCCGTCCCGGCTCCCCCGTGCCCGGCGCGCCCGGTGGCAGATAGAGGCAACTGTCAGAGAATCCTTGATAGTTCGCCCGCTGGTCAGGTGGGTTAAGCTTCGTCTTGTTGCAGTGATGCGTCTACTTTGTCCATCAAGATGTCCGTCCGCCCGGCGCGGACCTTCATGTAGATGTTGGTGATGGTTTCGAGGTCGGTTTGTCCGAGGAGTTTGCCGATTTCTTTCAGGTGGGCTCCTTGTTCGGCTAGTCGGGTGATGAGCCAGTTGCGGCCGCAGTGTGGGTGGATTTCGGTGGATACTCCTGCGCGCTTTTCGGCTGCTGTGAGTCGTGAGCGGTAGGAAGTATCCATCACTGGTTTACCGTTCTCGGTCACAGTCAGTGGACTGACAGTTTTGGTGCCGTCGTCGCAGCGGACTGTGCAGGTGACGGGTGGGAACTGCTCTAGGTGCTCGAAGAAGAGCTGGGTGTGGCTGGCCATGATGGGCACCTCCCTTACGCCGGCATCGGTTTTTGTGGATTGCCAGTTGAGGTAGGTGTGGCGTTTGCCGTCGGGGCCGGTTTCAACGAGTCGTTGTGCGTTCTGTTCGACGGTGACGATGATGCGCGGGGCATAGGGTACTTCGCCGATGACCTGGAGGTGTGGGTGTTCGACGGCGATGCCTTCGCCGATGCGCAGGCCGTGGAAGAGGACCAGTGAAGTGAGGACTTTGTAGCGGGCTGGCATCTCCTTCAGGATTGCTTTGAGTTCCCAGTCTTCCGGCAGGTACTTTTCTTTGCGTTTGACGCGGGCTGCAGCGTCCCGCACGGACACGGGGTTAGCGTCGATGAGGTCTCGTTCGACAGCGTGGGCCAGGGCGGCGCGGAGCCGCTTGTAAGCGTTCTGGTTAATCGTTGGGGTGTCGTAGGTGCGGCCGAGCGCGTCCCACCACCTGTGTACGTCATCCTTCGTCAGGTCAGACAGGGCAATGTTCTTGAGTCGAGTGATGTCGTGGACACTGTCACCGGGCGGGATGGGCGCCATGATGCGACCGTTCACCGCCCGCATGTACGACTGGAGGGTCGATTCCTTGATAGGTCGCATTCGCGTGCGCAGGCCATCGTGAAATGTTTCTAGCCACTGCCCTACTGTGACGGTGCCGAGTCGTTTCCGGGCTTCGTCTTTAGCCTTTTTGGCTTGCCTGTCTTGTGGTGGGGTCCACTTGTCGAAGGTGATGAGCTCTTCTTCTTTGGTGAGCCACGATGCGGCCAGACGCTCGGTACGGAAGGTTGAAGGAGCCTTGTAGAAAGTGCCGCGGTAGAAGTACCGTGCTTGGTATCGCCCAGATGGAAGCTCGCGGATGTTTCCGAACTCTGCCAA